TCTTCCATTTCAGGATCCATTAGACTGGACTTGATAATTGAAAAGATTTGTGGACTGATAACAAATCGACGGATAGGATTTGTAGGAGCCTTGTCATCACCAATTGGATTTTGACGAACAAAACCTTGAAACAAATAACTGCGTTTTTTCCAGTATTTGTTTGCCTGTTCTTTTAAAGATTCATCCTTATACCAAGTTCTTACTTCTGCTAGTACTGGACAATTTTCTCCAGTGCCATACATTTCAATACAAGGAACCTGTACCTCGATTCGTTTTACTTCTGGATTACCTTTAACACCGTTAAATGGTAACTTTATAATTTGACGCTCTACCCAGAAAAATTCATTTAGTGAATTACCATCTGGTAGAAAACGAAGAACTGCATTTGTTCCTTCATCCATATTCCAGTGGGGATAGATTGCGTTATCTGATTGGGCGCTTTGTCCCTTTTGTGCTTTATTTTCTTGCGCTGCGATACGGGCGCGGATTTCAGCTAGACTTGCCATAATATTTCTCCTTTATAATGTGCCTAAGTTGTGCCTAAATATGCCTATGTGTTGTACGGAGACAACTGACACACAATGAAGTATACACTACTTTTCTTGTATGTCAATACTATTTATCCCAGATGTGGGAAACCGCACTTTTTTGTGCGGTTTTTGGGAGAATTACTTTCTTATAATTCTTAGTATAGCATCGAGGTCCTCTTGACCCTCTTTCACATCTTTCTTGTGAGCCTTATCCATGGACTTGTTTAATGCCTTTTCAGCATCTTTCTCAGCATCTTTTGCTTTGATTGGTGTAGCCTTACCACCTTTGGCATATGGATTACCTGAACTCTCACCGCCTCTATCACTTGATGGTTGTGACTTATCCATTTCATTTAACTCCAATGATTCATTAGCACCTACTAATTTACCGATGTTATTATTTTTAACTTTTTCAGTTGGGCCCAATTGTCCTACACGCTTTTGGTCAGCATCAAGGTCTTCCGCCACACCTTTGGGTAATTTGGCACCGACATTTGAATGTTTACCTAAACTCGTTTTTATTTGGTTAGCAGTGCGTCTACCGAGAGAATCTAAAGGATCTTCTTTACCCTGTATTGTTGGACCTGCTCCTTTCACGGAAGCAGCAGTATGTTTATCACCAAAACCATGAACATTTGCTCTGTTGAGTCTTTTTGCATGAGCGGTAGGAGTATCTGCAGGGTGTATATTTGTTGGATCTGCAATGTCACCCTTAGCTCTAGGATTCTTTTGTCCTAGTCCAAGTTTATCATATACTTGATGTGCAAAAGCAGATGGTTTGTTCGTTTTTCTGTAGTCGCTTGCAAGTCCTTCCGCCACACCTTCTACATTCTCTTTAGCAAACTTAGCTTTTGCCTTAGCTACTTTTTCTTTACTAGCATGTTCACGACCTAATCGCTGAAGTTCTTCCATACCTTTTTCGCCATATTTTTCTCTTCCTAACCATGCTTGTAATGCGCTTTCTTCAACTTCTTCTTCTTCAAGTTGACCAATATCTTGTAAACGCTTTGTAAGAGCAGCCAATCCTTCTTTACCACTAATGTTGCGCTCTTTAGCTTTTTCTAAATCTTGTAATGTTACTTTATCACCTTTTCTAAAAACAGCAGGTGTGTTGATTTTTTTATGTGCGGCTTCTGCATCTTCAGTTTCTTCTAAATCAAAAGCCTTTAACCTTTGCTTTTCTGTTTGCTGATTATGTGCTAATGTTTCAGCCCCTGGTGCTTCTGACAAATTATCTGCCCACTCCTCCAATTCTTTCACTTCCTTCATTTCACTAATATTTTTACTTAAACGGTTTAAAATCGGCATAACACTTTCAATTCTTGGATCAAGTGTCTCCTGAACAAATAACTCGTTAAGGGTATCCTCATCAGTTTCATCTTCCATAAGTGTGGGAGTCCAACTTTCAAAATATATATTATAACCGCGGCGACCAGTCATTCTAGTTAAAGTCTCACGCAAAGAACCATAATGATTTAAACCCGCTTCTACAAGTTTATGTGCTGATTCGTTAAACTGACTTCCACGAACTGCACGAACAAAGCCTGCCATTTTACTATATTCTTCTACTAAACTTTGTATATGGTTCCAACGCTCATCGTTTGGTTTACCGCCTTCAGCAATGTGTCTAGCATAAACTCTCGCTATACCTGGCTTTTTAGTATCCAATAAAAATCGTTCACCTGACATATTTTCTAAGAAAATACGGTTTACATTTCTATATCTTTGTTCGCCTTCTTCAATAACTCTGCTATGTTCTATGACAATTTTAACAGAAGGGATAGCATCACTATAACTTGACTTCTTACCCATTGGATAATAACCTTCTTCAAGCTTTTTAAGCTTATTGCGTTTAGCAAAATCATGTGCTTTGTGGTCTGATTTTTTAAGTTCCATGCTCATTCCTCGTGTTTGTCTAAATTGTTTAAGCATACGGATGATTGAATACCAAGATATGTCGTTGTTATGTGATTCTTCTTTTTCACTATTAGCAATTTTATCGTTATAGTAAACTGTCATTTTCCTATCGTTTTCAATAGCAATTGTTATTGGTCCATAGTCAACACCATCTTTTATAAACTGAAATTCTAAAGTTTCAGCCTCATCTGGTGTGGTTTTATCTCCCGAAATGTCTGTAGTTTTAGGACCTGCAACTAATTTACCATCATCATTTAAATGCTTAAAACCATTTGAATAAAGTAAATCGTAAAGTTCTTGGGAATTTTTTTGTGTATCCATAGTTGTATTTATCAACCCAGTACGGCAAAGAAGGGTAAAGGTTCTAAATATTCGTCATGGTCGCGGATTTGTGTTTCCAAATCAACATGGTAATCACTTAAAGTTTGAAACATTCTTACAGTTAATAATGATGCCATTACCAAATCATCTGTTTCACCTACTTTAGCCTTATAACTACCTTCTGCTGCTACAAAAGTTTTTAATTCACTAACTAAACTTTTGCTATTAACTTTCATTTTTTTACTTTCTACTAGTGTTTTTAATTTAGCACAAGCAGTTAGTTTTACTTTATGTGTAGTATTAAATCCTTTACGCTTTTTACCTGGTTCACTTATAAAAGTTCCAGGTATATTGCTTTCACCGTACTCTGCTAATGATACAAGTGCTGCTTCACCTATAGTATTATTTTCTATACTATAATAGATGTTGTTAGGTTCTGTTGTACATTCTTCAATATGTTTACAAATTTGTGCTAATAGTTTTACTTGGTTTGGAATATCAGTTTTATTGTGTTTCCATTCACCTACTTGAGTTGTACTATTAGCTTCATAAATTTGTATAGCAGCAGGATCACTACCTGTACCAAGACTTGGATCTAATGCTATAGTATAGATATTTCCTTTTTCAGGTTTTTTATACCAACGAACTTGGCCCATTCTTTGTACAGGTTCTATACCTTCCATATCTATTAAAGTTGTAGGTGCAATAAGTGTTTCATCAGCAATAATAAATTCACAACCTATTTCTCGTCTAAATCTATCTTCGCCTAATTGTGCTTTCATACTCTCTGCCCATTTGTCATCACGGCCAGGTTGCTCATGCCAAAATGCTCTAAATGCTCTAAACCCGTTTATTCCAAGCTCAGTTTCATTTCCATATGCATCTTCACATTTGTTAGCTTGTTTCCAAATCAGTGCAAATTGATCCTCATCACTATTTGGAGTACTTGTTATTATTGCTTTACCACCAGTTGATAGTGTAGGTGTAATAGATGTCCAAAACTGTTCTGCAATTGTAGGTCTTACGAATGCAAACTCGTCTAAGTATAACAATGATATACTCATACCACGACCTGTATTTTCAGTTGTTGTTTGACTTACAATACGGCTACCATTTTCAAATTCTAAACTACCTTTATTATATGTTGTAACACCTGCTTTTATATGATTTGGACAAGCTTCATAAGCATATCTTATACGCTGCATTATTTCTTGTGCGCCTGCATACTTATGTGCTGCTATAAGAATGGTGCTATCAGGAACAAACATAGCATACCATAACAAATATCCTGCTGCGCTTGTAGATTTGCCACTTTGTCTTGGCATAAGACTTATACTAAATCGATAATTATGATAAGTATGTATTAACCTTTTTTGATAACTATAGGGATGATATACCATACTACCACGAACTGGATGTTGAATATAAAAGAAATTGTCCATAAAATGTAAATACCCTGTGACAGGGTCACAACACTTTATGAAATCATCAAGATCCTTTTGTGTTTTGAATACTGTTTTTGTATACGGTGTTTTAACTAAACTAGGTGCTCCACTCATACCATTATTTATTAGAGCTTTACCGATTAATTAACTTCTTGCCATTCTATACTAGCGTATACATCTTGGTTAGTACCAGTAGTTGCGGCTGTCATTACATATTCATACATGACACCAGTAAAAGGCTGTCTTTGTAGTTGAACTTCAAAACCAAACTGTTCCTGACTGGGAGCTGCCGCAGTTTGATTACTTGACATAATAAATCCTTCAGTAACAATTTCTCCACTACTGACCGCAGTA